ACAGCACCTGCTTCTAAGAATTGCTTACCACGGAAACCAACTAAGATAGTGTTTTCAGTCATGTAAGGATTCTTATAAACAGTGTAACGGCTGTTGAATTGACCAGCTTTCTGTACACCAAATGCATATTCCATGTCAGCAGCATCACCGTTGCTGTTAGCAGCGAATCCTGGGATAGACTCGATGATTGTAGCAATAGTTGGAGAAACTACCATGAAGTTAGCACCACCACGAAGGGTTAATTGGTGAATCTTGTTGCTCAACTTTTGAAGTTTAGTACCAAGAGTTTGGAACCATTGACCTTGAGTGTTGAAGAAACCTGTTTGGCTAGTTGATGATGGGAAATCAAATCCGTTAGGATTAGTTGAATTATAAACACCATTGTTTTGAGCTGTCCAGTACTCAACGTTAGTTGTTGGAACATCAGCAATCAACATATCAAGGATTTCAAGGTCGATTTCCAATGAGATGTACTCGCTCATGATGTTAGTCAATTCAGCTTCAGCATCCAAGTTTTGGTACGCGTTCAAATCTTGAGCAAATTCAGGAGTCCATACAGCCTTTAACTTTTTAGTCTTAGCAGTAATGGCTTGAGATTGCATGCTAATGTTAATTTCTGGGATAGAAATTGTAGTAGCTGATTGAGCGTTTGGAGTAGAGTATGAATTAGCTGATGTATCTTCAAAATCACCACGGTATTGATCGGTAGTTTTCTTGTTATAGAATACATTCACAGTACCAGTTGGTTGAGCTGAAGCAGAAATTACAAATACAATCTGATTTGTTGAAGAATTGTATGTAGTGAATGCTGGGAGAAGAGTAGTGCTCTGGTTGGTAAGGTTATTAGCTACAAATCCACGAATAGAATCTAAGTCTGGAGCACTCATAGCTGGAGTTCCAGCGCTAGCTGAAACGCTTACAGTGAATAATTTAGAACCAGCAGCTGAAGCTGATAGATCAGAATTATAATTTACTGTAGCCCAAGTAGCGGCAGCGATAACTGCTTGTGAAGCAGCTGTTGAACCTGATGCAAAAGATGAAGAGAATTGGTTGGTAGAGTAAGTAAAACGACCAGCACCATATAAACCACCTTCAGTAGCTGGTGTAGCAAATGGATATTGACCATTAGCATCACGGTTACCATACATAGAGTTAGTAGCAGTAAATGGATTCTTAGTAGTACCATATTGGAAATCTAAGAAGAATACCAGACCTGAAGGCAAGTTCATTGGTTGAACGCTAACAAATTCTTTTGCTGCAATCTGACCAAATACCTTACGTACTAAAGGAAGTGCAATACCAGCCCAGTTTTCACCATTTTGACCTGAAGTAAAATAAGAGTTAGTACCAGTTTGAGATGATTCTACTACTAATTGCTTTGCTTGGTTTTCCAACATCAAAGCCATGTTGTTCTTGTTGACGTCTTCACCGAGACCTTCCAAAAGGCCGGTTTTTTCCCATTTGTTTGCTAATTTAGCAGCATCACCTTGAAGTGATCTCCATGGGTTGGCAGACTCAACTAATTGTTGAATTGTTTCCATAATTTTTAAAAAATTGATTTAATTGTTAATGTTAATTTTTATTTCTTGAGACCGGCGAGTCTTTGCATACGTGCAAAAGCTTCATTAGCTTCAATAATTGGTTGTTTAGGGGTAGCAGTTCCGATTGTTTTAGAAGCTGATCCTAATGATTCTTTAATTTGATTCTTTTTAGCTGTAGTAGCTTTGAAAGATTCAGTTAAAGTTTCGAATACGAGTTTAACTTCTTTAACAGTTTCTGCTTTGTCAAACGTGTTTAAAACCTTGATTTTTTCTGATTCGGTAAGATTCTTAGCTTTGAAGATTTTGTTGGTGTAAAGAAGCTTAGCATTTAATAGATTAACTTCGTTGAGTTCATTGCGAAGTTCATTGATAGTTTCTTCCATTTCAGTTTTTGTAGCTTCAGTTGTTTCTTCTTCTTTAGCTTCTGAAGTTGGTTTTTCTTTTCTTTTTTTATCAGCGGCTGCTAATACATCCTTAAATCTTTCTTTAATTTTAGGACCAATAAATGGTATAGAAGCAGCGGCGCTAATAACACCAAATACAGCGGCTGCTCCAGCTGGAGTAGCTAAAAATTGACTAGCCATATTAGAAGCAACTTCCCAATTATCAGGGTTTGAAATAAGTTTTGCGAATTCCAGAGCTGATTCAGCTTCATTTAGTTGTTCTTCTTCTACAGAATTCATTTCAGCAAGAAGTTCTTCGAGATTGATTTCTTCATCAATTTCTTCATCATCCATGTCTTCCATGTCTTCCGTTTCTTCACCTTCTTCTTCGCCTTCACCAGGCATAAGCTTACCAGATGCGATCATGTCATCAATGACTTGCATAACGAGTTCTTCAATTTCTTCGTCAGACATGTCTTCAAGCATTAGATCTTCTTCTAATTCTTGTTCCATACCTTCTTCCATTTTAGAATCTTCGTCACCTTCTTCCATTGATAACTCGGCAAGAATTTCTTCAAGATTGAAATCTTCTTCTATACCGTACATTTCATCAATTGGCTCTTTTTCAGTTTCAGCTTCCTCTAATTCAAGCTCATTTAACCTTTCAGCAAACATAGCAGTGAGTTGGGGAGTGAATGCTTCTTCAAGAGCTACTTTTGCGTTTGCAATTGCTGTTTCTCTAATGGTTTTAGCATCAGCAATGCATTCTTTTAGCATTTCTCTGTTCATTGTCCTCAAATAAATTTGTTTTGGAAATACGTTTAATAGGAAACGTAATAGATTATTAACTAATTAATGCTACATAAGGGGAAAGGGTAGCATATTTGCATATACATATATATGGATCTATTAAAAGTTACATTTTGGTAAAAAGAAATGCCTCACTTTTGTGAGGCATCAGTCTTAAAATACTATTTTAAGAGAGGTTAAAATATTGGGCATGTTCCATTAGCACAAAGTATATCTGTGATAATAGAATTTACTTTAGCATATTGATTATACTGTTGAGGTGTTTTAGATTCATTCATCATTCCTGTTTCTTTCATATATGAGCCTGGGTTTGATGGAGTTGATACAAAATCCCAACATAATAGTTCAAAGTCATCTTGTACTTCCATTAATTCACCCATTTGTTTTAATGAACCCATACCACGTGATGATACACCTACTGGAATGTTATTTTGGAATAAAGCGGCTAATATATTGCCTGAAGGTGTAGGTAGAATTTCTATTGTTCCCATCACATTGTCTCCATCCCACCATATTTTTTTGATATTATGAGAGACATTTTTTAGGTTAATAATAGAAGAATCAGGGTGGTCTAATTCACCTAATGCTCTATTAGCGTCAACACTTTCCATATACTTATCAATTTCTCTTTCCCATAAGTCTCTTGAGTAGTAACGACCATTACCGTTTTTTACTTCGGCTGTTGCTAATATCCCTTGAACTAATATATTACCATTACTACCTTTACCTTCAACTAATTTGACTGGTTTAGCAGAGAATGTTTGGGTCTCAATAAGTATCTGTTTCATAATTAACCTTCAAATTTTTGGGTCAAATGTTGTTTTAAATCATCTTCATATCGAACAAACCGTGATGGTAAATTAGCTAAAACTTTTTCTATATTACCTAATTTATCATATAAATCTTCAGCAAAATCAACCGCTTGCATAAATGCTGGTTCATCCTCTGGGGTTAGAGGTTTATTAATTTTTTTTAAGTCTTCAGCTTTTACCCATGTATCTGGGCGGCCACCATATGTAAGAGATTTTATATAAATTTGATCCTTAAAGAAACGTGTTATTTCATATTCCTCTCCATTATATACAACAATATCACCAACTTTAAATTTAGCTTCATTAGCTTCAGCTAATACTTCTTTAACTAATAAATAGATTTGAGAACGCAATACTGATTCTTTTAAATCACCATAACCTGAAGATTTATGTTTACCTTTAGCAGGTTTTGGTTCACCTAAACCCGGTGCTTCAGTTGTGTAGCCTACACCTTTAATACCAAATTGACCATCTTTAACATAGTGACTAAGATCTTTAGCTAAGTTTTTAGCTACAATTGATCTTAATTCTTCTACTGTTTTATCTTCATTTTTAGGATCTTGCATTTCAGTATAGAATCCTTTTAAAAATTCTTCACCAAATACATTATCATAGTTTTTAGCATCTTTATAGTCATAACCACGAGTAGCCATGTCGGTTACTTCTTTAGTAGTTTCTTTTTCTTCAGCTTTAGCTTCTTTAGCAGCTTCAGTAATATTTTCTTTAAAGATAGCATGCCAATCAGGTGTTTTGCCTTTAGTAACTACACCACCAATACCTTCAGATAAGATACTTTTATTCTTTAATACAGTAATAGTATCATTATATGATAATACAGGAGTAATAAGGTCTGGGAAGTTATAGCGAGCAAGTTTCATAAAGTATGCTTTGTCGCCTTTACCTTCTTTAATAAGGTTATATTGTGTTTGAAGTGTTTTCATGTTTATGTAAATAATTTTATTGCTCTATCAAGTATTGAAATAGCTAAATCAGTACCATATACTGATTTCTTTTCTGGTGTTTCTCTATAGCTATTTATTGTTTCTTTTTTAGCTTCTTGGATTAATTTGATAAGTTCTTTTAGTTTATCTGCTATTAGATCAAAATCTCCTAATCGTCCTGCTATATATTGTTTTGTTTCTTCATCAACTCCTAAACTATTAACAAAACCTTCAATGTCAAATTTAGGTTCTTCTTCTTCCCATAACTGTTTTACTTCAATACCTTTAGCAGCTTTATTTAAAGCTTTTTGGTTTACAGGTTTGAAACCAAGTTTATAATAATAATTATTAGCAGTACCTTTAGCTTTTTTATTTGGGTTAAAAGCATTAGGAGTAGCATAGTTAACACCAGTCCCAGCAGTAAAAGAAGCACCAGTACCTGTGGCACTCATTTCTTTTAGTCGGTTCTGAATGAGGTTTTTTATTTTTTCTTTCTTATCCATTTACTGATTCTAACTCTTCAACTAATTGATAATGTTGAAGAAGATTAATTAAATGATCATCATTAACCTTATCTGTTTTACCTAGACTTGGTAAAATGTTTACAACCTCATTTACTTTTATCTGGATAGCTTTATTGGTAACTTTTTTATTTAAAGTCAATAAAGTATTTTTGATTTCATTTATTTTAGTATTGTAGAATTCCCTTAATTTAGGAGCATTATCAACACTATTGATAAATTCTTTTAATGTAGCTTTTTGATTTGGGTTTAAATCAGCGTACTTATCATTAAATTTTTCTAATAGTACTCTGTATGCTAACACACGAATATCTTTATCTTGATTTTTAAATTCTTCTAAGATATTTTCTCTAACTTCTTTTTTATCAATAGGAGACTTAACAAGATATTCTAATAAAACTGTTTTATTTTCTATAATCTGGTCAGGATTAGACAGATTCTCACTGTTGTAGACTTCTAAAAGTGTGAATAAAGCAGCCTGTGCTTTATAGTTTGGTAACTTGGTCTTAAAGAATTCTTCTAAATCATAGTGATTTTTAATTTCTTTAATCAAATTATACTTTTGTCTTCTTAAAACAGAACGATTTAATTGCTTAGAACTTTCTATAAGAGTACTAATAACCATATCAGCTTTAGCTTCACTAGTGTTAGTATGCTTAAAAAAGCTCTCGTATAATTTATACTCTTTTCCTAATTCTGTTTTAGTAAAATACTTTTTAAGAATATTAACTGCTTGTGATTCAGTACCTGATAAAGTATCGGCTGTAATTTGTCTTACTAACAATTCAAAAAGGATACCAGTATTTTTATACTTTGAATGTTTTATAATCATTCTTGGGTAATATTTTAATTATAAATATATATGGAGATATTATTCTCGTATTTGAGATTCATCTAATAATGAAGATTCTTCTTTCTTAAGTGATAATTTTTTATCTAAAGTCTCCAATAAAGTTTTATTTTTATCTTTAGTCTCTAAAGCAAGTGGTGATCCACCTTTAAAATTATTTTTTAAAGAACCATCTTCACCTGTAGCGTCTCCTTTCTTCATACCTGTATTACCTAATCTATCTTTACCTAAAGCACTCTGTTGTGTTCCAGCAATAGATGCTTTTTCTTTAGGTCTTCCTAGAGTTTCGTCTTTATCATAACCATCAGGAACACCAATTCCGTTTCTTCCAGAACCATATAATGCTGCTAAATCATGAGGTGTACCATATGACTTACCTGATTCAAGTGGGTCATTACCTTCATTTTCAATTTGTTTAAATCTAAAGATACGCTTTTGATCCTCAGCAATTAAGTCTCTATACTCATCATATTGATCCTGGCTTAAGTGGAATATATTATCATAGATCCAATCTGTGGGTAATAACTTGCCATCAACAATATTTTTAGCTAATTCTACTTTTTCTTTCATCAATGCTATTCTTTCTTGATCATAAATGATAGAAGGAGTAGTTAATGATAATTCAAAATTTGTTAGTGATTCATTTCTATAACCTTGAGTGTATAGGTGAACCAATGCTATTTTATTTAGTTCTGAAAGTATGATTCTTTGAATACGATCAATTGTACGAGCGAAGCGAATATCTTCTGCTGCTAATGTTGCTTTACCAGTTAAGTCTTTTTCATAACCCATAAACGCTTTAGGTACTTTTAAAGCAGCAAATAGCTTATCTCTTAAATAAACTACATCATCAATTGCTGTATAATCTAAACCTTTAGTGTTATCAATTCGAGTAGTTGAATCATTACCTCTAACTGGTATGTAAAAATCCTCTAATGAGTTTTGTAAGTTATATTTTAAATTATACTCACCAGTTTGTGGATCAATATATGGAGTTCTTTTCATTTGTGAGATAGTCTTCTGCATGAAGTTTTCTACCTCATTTGGTGGAATAGAACCTACATTAACATAAAAAACTCTTTTTTCTGGAGCACGAACAATACGATGGATCAACATCGCATCTTCCATCAAGATATATTGCTTAAACAACTTACGAGCAGGCTCAAGATATGAACGACCATAAGGCAAATAATTTACATCAGTAATTAATCTGAAGTGAGCCATTTCGTAATTATCAAAATAAATTGATGTGTCATTTTTATTAGTACTATAAGTACCTTGTCCTGTCACACCATAATATCCTGTAGCACCACCTGAGAAACCATCTGGGCTAAATCTATATCTTACTTCAGCTGGGTTTGCTGGGTCGTAATGTTCTTCTCTCATAATATGGTAAGCGGTATATGGGATAACGTTATAAACCCCAAATTTCTCCGCTATTTCCAGTTTTAAAAAGAAATCACCATACTTACACATTTGGCGAATCCAAGACCATAAATTAAATTCAATGTTTAATACATCATAGAATAAATTATATAGAATTTTCTGTGTATCTTCATTTGAACTTCTAATTTGAAGCACCTCACCCATATCGTTTTTAAGAGTACACTCGTCAGCTATGATATCAAGAGCAGAAGCTACAATAGCATCTGTATCCATTGCATCATAATCTGAATATACCTGGGTGCGTAAATATCTCCAGTTGAGATTTAATTGAGCTCCAAAAAGTGATGTGCTGTTACTAGAGTAGATACGATTAAATCTGTCTACTAATGCATTAGTTTGGAATTCACCTGTTGATTGGATGCTATTTACATCCATTACTTTGAGCTGATTACCACCAGCATTACGAATTATTACATCAGTTGAGAATAATTTCCTTAATCTTGAAAAAACACTTGTATCAGCCATTTAAATTAAATTATATATAATAAATATTACAGTAACCATCTTATATCTTCACCTTGCCCACCTATATTCATTTGATATGGGTTAGGAACACCATTCATAGTATAGTTACCTTGAGAGTTTGGTCTAACTGTCGCTATATTACTTAAAGCAGCACGTGTTAAATCCAAACCTTGTGTTTTATATTTTAAAGCTGTGTCACGAACATACATTCCAATTGCAAAACTCATAACTAAGTCATCATTATAACCAGATTGCGCTTCAGGTCTACCGTTTCTCCATATAAACACTTTCATTTCTTCAAGAAGACGTTTAGATTGTATAGTAACACTTTTATCTCCAACATATTCTCTAAATTTATTCACAACTAACGGACGAGTTCTCATAGACATTGTAAAACCTGGTGTCATTCTTGATGGATCATCTGTTCTTTCTAAGTAAGTTTCGGCGTTTAATGTCTCACTTTTTGGAGAATAATACAAGTTTCTGTATCCTCTTTCAATAATTGAGTCAAGAGTTGACCATCCTATGTTAGCATTTTCAACAACTAACAACGCATCATTATATTCTGTCGCAATACTCACTAGTAAGTAACCAAATTCTTTTGGTGATATTTGGCTTTTATACTCAGCAACTTGTGTATTCAGTTCAGTATCTATAACATGAAACGTTGAGAAGTCTTTACCATCTCCACGAGCTACGTCAGCAACAACCATATAACTTCGTGTGTAATCTGGCAACTCCCATATCCATAAGTTATGATCTATACCGCGTTTTTCCAAGGGATCTTTAATAGAAGTTGCGAAGATAAAGTCTAATTGTTCACTATAAAACACAGTATCACCTGATGTGTTAAAGTCGCAATCACATTCTTGTGCTGCTAGTCTTGGATCTCCTAGTAATTCATCTTGTTTTTTTCTCCAATATTCATCACGTTCAGGATGAACATACCATGGAAGTTTGATAGGTAAGAAGTCATTTTGTTGTGCTTCTGCTCTAACCCATGTTTGATGAAACCAATTACCAGTACCGTATGGAGTAGATAATACAATTGCTCCACCACCAGTTGCTAAGGTTTGTTGAGCAGATGCCCATATTTCAGCTATACCTTCAATAAAAGCAGCCTCATCTATAATTAGAAGTGACACTGCTTCTGATCGACCTGCATCACCTGCTGCTGAAACTGCTTTAATTTGAGAACCATTATTTAATCGTAACGTTAATTTATTGTTTTCTTCCGCAGGTATCTTAAGCCAAGAAGGTAAGTTTTCAAACATGAATTTGACTTTTGTCACCATGTTTTTAGCTGTCTCTTGTTTAGTAGCTATACAAAGAACATTTTTGTCTTTTTGGAATGTCATTAACCATAATGAATAACCTGCTACTAAAGTTGATATACCCAATTGTCGAGACTTAAGTACTATGTCGTATGGATGATCTCTCCATAGACGTAGTACTTTTTCTTGAAATGGATACAAGTTGAATATAATTCTACCACGAGTTGGGTGTTGAATATGGCAGTATTTCTTCATAAAGTGCGCCGGATCTTGGGCGCACTTTAAGTATTCATCTCGTATTATTTGTTTTAAGTCTTGACTCATAACTGTCCCTTATAGGGTTATATTAAGCAATAATATCAGATACTAATGCTTTAAGATCCTTACCACCATCTTTAAACAACTTTTTAATTTCTGGTTTAACAATGAGTTGTTTAACAATAGCGATATTGTCTTTAGTTGGGTTGGCTAATTTTTTCTTGATACCAGCTTCAAGTTTATCTAATTTAGCTTTTTCTTCATCAGATAATTTTTTAGCAAATTTATCTGTGTTGAATTCTTTATCAATTTTCTTTAATTCTGCTTCAGATGGTGCTTTTTCATCAGTTGAATCTTCATCTTCATCCTCTGCTTTTTCAGCTTTCTTAGGTTCTTCTTTTTTAGGTGCAGGTTTTTCTTTTTTAGGTTCTGCTTTTGGTTTATCTTCTGCTTTCTCTTTTGGAGCTTTTTCACCTTTTCCTGCTTCAAGATAATCAGTAAATTCACCACCTTCTTTTTCTAAAGCACCACGTGTTTGTGGATTGTTATAAGTGGCTATATCTTTGCCTGTTTCTTTAGATAATGATTTTAAATCTACTTCACCATCTTTATCTAATGTTGATAATAATTTACCTAAAGCACCCTTATCAAATTTATCACCTTTAGCATCTTTATATTTAGCTAAAGCTGATTTGAAGCCTGCTTTATCTTTTACTTTATAGAATGAAGCCATTTCCATAAGTGCTACTTCTGCTTCTTTAAGACCAGCCATAGCCATAGCTAAATCGGTGGAATCACCTTTTTCAGCTTTAGCAGTTGCGTCTTTTATTTTTTTCAAATATGATGGATCTTGTTGGATTTTATCATCAACTTGTTTTTGAGCTTTAGGATCAGTTTCACTTAATATTTCAACAATGTTGTCTTCAATGTGTTTTTTTAATTCAGAGATTTTCATTATGTATAAGATTTTTGGTTTGGGTATAAATATCAAAACCCTAAGTAACCTTTAATCTGTTCAATTCTTTGTTCTGTAGTACCTGAAATAATACCAAAGCTTTTCATATTGTATAGGTTTTCTTTAATAAAATGCTTAATAGTACTATCAATCCAATCACGATAACCAGCATCAGTTGTTCTAACACCATTATCTTCAATTTGAACTCCTACAGGAGAGACATAGAATATATAATCATAGTCTTTAATAAATTGGCTAGCATATGGGATAAATGATAATTTTTCTACTCCACCAATTGATTTAGCACATTGGGCAAATGCCATTACATCAATTACTGTTCTATCAGTAATAACATTTTCTCTCATTAATTCAGAACAACGTTCAGCTAAGAATATTGTTTGACCTTTTAATGTACTATCAGTGTTTAATGGAATACCTAAATCACGTAAGTATTTACTACGTTCAGTAGCAAAGAAATAATCTTTAAATTCAGGTAATTCTTTTAAAGCATGTACTAGTGTTGATTTGCCAACACTCATTGTTCCAGTAAATCCTATTTTCATATTAGTAATATAATAAAAAAGGCTTGCAAGAGCAAGCCTAATTTAAAATTTTATTTTAAGAATTAAAAATCAAAATCTTCACCTTCTATGAATCCACCTACATCACCTGCTTCCCATTGAAATCTCCAAATTCCATTATTGTCTTTTTGACCATAAACAGGAATATCATCATTTTCTACATCATTATTAGCCCAAAATTTTTCTTTGGTAAGTGTTTCACCCTCATCATAATCCATTAATATATCATTAGGTTTTTTAGGAGCGTTTTTCCACTTAAATGTGTCCCATCTAGAATCATAGCAGCTGTCAATCACATCAATATATTGTGAATCCATAACTAATTAGTTTTATTTTATTCAACCTCAATTCCTGCTCTTTCTATAGCATTGTAAATATTTTTTACTAACTCTTCCTCTTGATTAGTCCAAGTACTGTTATCATATGAGTTAGCTTTATTACCAAGAACATTAAATAATTCATTTAAAAAATCCATATATATTTCTTGGTTTAAAG